TGCGCTGACCAGTTATGCTAACCTTGAACAGCTTTTAGGACATGAGAAAGTCCCAATCCCTAAAGACGTTAATGACGTTGAGGGTTGGAATAGATTTAGTAAGGCAATGGGGATACCTGATAAGGCAGAAGGATATGGTCTTGCAGATGCCAACATTCCAAAGGACATGGCGGCTAAAGGTCTGACACTGGATAAGAACCAGTTCGCAGAGATCATGCACGCTCATAAGGTACACCCGGCGGCAGTTAAGGGAATATGGGACACGTATCAAAAGGTCAACGTGGAAGCGTACAGTAAATCAATGAACGCCCACAAGGAACAGTTGGTCAAGACTGTCAATCAATTAAAGAGCGAGTGGGGCGATACCTATGACACTAACGTTGAGTTAGGTCAGATGGTTATAAACAAGTTCTCTGCTGACAAGGACACAAACGATTTTATTACCACGGTGGCTTCAAGTGATCCGCGCTTGATTAAGTTCTTAGCGCAAGTAGGTAGTCAGTTCGCTGAAAACAAGATTCCCGAGTTCCAGATGAAACGCTTTAGCTTATCACCGGCAGATGCTAAAGAGGAATGTTTAAAGATGTCTAAGGATATGAACGGACCGTATATGAATCAAGCGGGCAAGTTTACTGACCGCGAACACGCAGCAGCGGTTGATCGTTACAATATGTTGATTGGTGTAGCACAACGAGCTAATGGATAAGCGAAAGCCCTGTTACTCGTTGAGGATGATTTACGGATAAGCTGAAATGCCCCGCGTATTACCGAAAGGCCCCTGAAAAGGACAAGCTGTAATGTAGTTGAAACAAGGAGTCAGTGATGGCTGATACACAAGCAACAATTTACGCACAAGCGTATTCACAGAACATTATGCAACTTGCTCAACAGAAATATAGCAAGCTCATAAACACTGTGTATATGAAGCCCAACGTGCGTGGGAAGACCTTCTTCCAAGACCAAATCGGTCAATGGGCTATGTCTCTCAAAGCAGGTAGAAACTCTCAAACCCCTAACAATGACCCGAACTTGGCTCGTCGTATGGGGACAATGTTAGATTACAATGATGCTCGTTTGCTTGATAGAACTGACGAGTTAAAAGTAATCTCTGATCCTCGCAGTGCTTATACCATTGCGGCAGGAGAATCTATCGCTCGTCAGTTAGACGATTCGATTATTCAGCAAGGTATGTTAGGCAACGCTTCCGCTGGTGAAACAGGCTCATCGTCAGTTACTAATAGTAACATCGTATTGATGTCGTCTGCTTCTATGACGCTTGCTCGTATCATCGCAGTTAAGCAACAGTTTGATATTGGCGACATTGAGATGGAAGATCGTTATATTGCGATTCGTCCTGATGCTTTGGACAACCTCTTGAATACCACAGCCGCAACATCATCTGACTACAACAGCGTGAAAGCGTTGGTTCGTGGTGAGATCGATACGTGGATGGGATTTAAGTGGAATACTACAACCCGTATTGCGGCGGCTTCAACTTCAACCTTGATCGGTATCGCTTACCAGAAGTACGGTGTCTGCGCGGCTTTGTCAGATGCTCCTATGGTTCGTACTGATGAACGGTTTGACTTGTCGTATTCTTGGCAAGTGTATTATGAAGTTAATATCGGCGCTGTGCGTCTTGAAGAAGCGCGGGTCGTAATAATGAATGAAGGCTAGTAACAAACACTCGGCAGAGTACCGGGAAAGGAAAGCATCATGGCTAATTATAACGCAACACAAGTTACAAATTATCAAGCTGGCGGTTCAGGCGATAACCTTATCGCTGACGGCTATGTCAAGGCAGTTGAAAAAATCTGGTTAGACAGTTTCACCTGGGGGTTGACTACTTCACCCTCCACCAGTGATACTATCTTGATCGGATATATCCCTGCTAATAAAAAGATTGTGGGAGTTGAAGTTTATGTTCCAGTAACCTTTGCTCCTACAACTTGTGCGATCAACGTCGGATTGTCAACCAGCACAGGGTTGTTGATTTCAAACTCAACAGCCTATATTGTTGGCGCTGTAAGTACAGGCACACAGAATCTCTGTTCAGTGAGATTGAATAATCCCATTGGCATGGGTTATGTGGTGACATCTGGTACCACCACAACGTCTGGTAGTACACAGGTCTTGGTAAACGTTATGACACCTATTTATTTGACCTTAGGTGGCGCAAGCTTAACGGCTCCAACGATCGGGACTATTACCACGATCTTACGGTACACATAGAGAAATGGGGCGAAGGTGCGTCTATCACCCTAGCCCCTTTCTTTTAAGGAGAGATCATGGCCAATTCCCAGACGCAAATCATAAATAAAGCTCTTGTGCTATGCGGAGCTACGACAATCATAAACATTGATGACGGCACTCCTAATTCTATTGCATTAAGCAACGTCTATGAAATGTCCTTACAGTCTATTCTTTCAGAGTGTAAGTGGAATTTCTGTACTATCAGGACACAGCTTTCTGTTTCCGCAATGCCACCAGCTTATTATTATCCGGGCGAAGTTGTCACCTATCAACTTCCGTCAAACGTTATAAGAATCTGGATGACGAACCCCGCCACAGCAAACATCCGTGAAGAAAGCGGACAGTTAATCTCGGACACATTAAATTTGGGAATCATGTATACGTTCTATGACGATAATCCGGGGGACTATCCAAGCTACTTTCTTGACGCTTTTGTTGACAAGTTATGTTCAGACATAGCTTTTGTAATTATAAATTCAGCGACGATAGCTAGTGCTTTCGTTAAGAAGTATGAAACAGTTTCACTGCCAAAGGCGATGAGCGCCAATTCCCAGACCGGGAACCAACAAGCCTTAAACGATTACGCATGGACGGAAGCCAAGTATTCTGATTGGCAACATGACGCATAGGAGGATTTATGCCATTACCAAATCAATTGTCTGGAACAGCGGCGTTAACGAGTACTGCTTTATCCGCTGACGGGACAACAATAGTCCAGACATTTACACAGAACTTAACACAAGCGCAGTTGACGATGGCTTTAGCACAAGCTCAAAATCAACTCGCTCAATTAACAGCACAGATAGCCAACATTAACGCTAACATTGCTAACTTGCAAGGACAATTAGCCCTGTTCCCTGTTCAAGCAACACAATAGGAGAATGTCGTGGTAGTTCATAATGAAAGAAGAAAAGGAGCATGGTCAACCCCATTTGCTCTGCTGTGCTTATCAGCAATGTTTGGCATTATTGGTTGGAGTGGTAGTCAAGTATTGACTGATGTAAAAGAGAATGTCATTGATATTAAAAATGGTCAGGAAAAGATTTGGGCAGCGGTATCTAATTCAAAAGCAAGGGCAGATTGTATCCAGGATCAATTAGCTAAATGTTGTAAGGAATCTTTATATTGTGCATGACGAAAGATGATATCATAAGAAGGCTCCAAAAATTACCAATAACTGAATGGTTATTGATGAAAATAATAAATGAGCTGGTAGAAATGGGAGTTTTAAAATTGGAGGACGCATGAGTTTTTTACAAAAGATAGACGGAAGCAAGACATATATTTTGGCAATAATCACAGGTGTTTTCACGCTGATTCATTTTATGGTTACAGGAGACTACTCTCTTGCATCATTTATTCAGCTATCACAAGACGCTACGGTTCTAGCAATGGTGGCTGCTTTGCGTCACGGGATTGCAAAGGCGGGGAATCAGGGAGTTATCAATCAAGGAGGGAAATAATATGAATTTTATTCAGATATTGCAAAAGGTCGAAAGTTCTGTCGTTAACTTCTTTGAGTTTATCGGACATGAGTTCATCACTATCACAGAGTCAGCATGGCCTAAGGTTAAACAAGATTCTATTGCTAATTTAGTTGCGCTAGGACAAGAAATAACTGCTACGACAAATCAATCTAATCTTAGCTTTGAACAAAAGTTTATTCAAGTAATGGGTGAGCTTGAGCTAGCGGCTATCAAAGAAGCAATTATATTTGGGAAAGATGAACTGGCGGCTGCTGTGGCAATATTGTCAGCTAATGGTGGATTAACAGGTAACGGCGGTAATATGCCCGCGGGTAATTCTTCGGGGACATAATGCCAAAACAAGAAACAATACAGTGTTCTTTTACTGGCGGTGAGTTAGGGCCTTCTTTGAAGGGCCGCACTGACTTGTCTCAATATGGACAAGCGGCTGCTGTCATGCAGAACTTCTTAGTCCGTCCGTTTGGGTCTACGCTTTCTACGCCAGGACTTGAGTTTATCAATCCCTGTATTACGGGAGGATCAACAACTATCTCGGGAGTTAGGTTAATTCCTTTTATTTTCTCTGTAACAGATTGCTACATGATAGAAATGGGCGTTGGGTATTTTAATTTTTATTACAACGGCGCGGTGGTTGTTTCTACCGGGACTACTCCGTATTCAGTAGCGCATACATACGCGGCTGCAGACATTCCTTCAATTCAATACTGTCAAGACAATGATGTTATTTACTTATTCCACGGGAACTACCAGCCACAAACATTGACACGTTTAGGGTCAACTAATTGGGTGCTTGCGGCGTTTCCTTTTACTGGCGGTCCATTCCAAGCTACAAATACGAACACCTCTTTAACGGTCAATGTCAACGGATCTTCCGGGTCTGTAACAATAGCGGCAAACTCAAATATATTTACTCCTTCAAGCGGCGTAAACGTTGGTCATGTTGGGGCGTTCTTTAGTATAGGGTCAACGGTCACTTCCTCCACTACAGGACTTGATGTACAGGGCTATCTTACAATTACGGCTGTTACTAATCCTTCCACGGCTACGGCTACAGTTCAGTCTCTCTTGTCTACTTCGGGGACAACTTCTATTTGGGCATTACCTTCTTGGTCTTATCCTTCCGGGTGGCCCGCACGTGGTTGTTTTATGCAATCTAGGTTATTTGCGGCTCGTACTGCTACGGAACCTCAAACGGTATGGGGGACTGCAAACTTTGTATTCACAAATTACGCAGTAAATGGTGGCGCCAATGATGATGCTCTAAATTTACAATTAGCGGCCACACAGTCCAATGATATTAAGTGGATGGCTCCGATGAATGATTTGATTGTGGGTACGTATGGTGGCGAGTTTATCATCACCGCGGGGATAGGCACAGGTAACCCTTTGACGCCTGCTAGTGCTTCTGTTATCCAACAGACTTCTTGGGGATCAGAAGCTATTGTTCCAAAGAAGATAGGAAATTTTTGTTATTACGTTCAAAGAGGTGCACAGAAACTTAGGGAGATTCTTTACGATTTCTTGTCATCAAGCTACAAGTCTTCTGATTTAACTATCCTTTCTCCACACATACAGGGAGGGGCTTTTGTTGATATGACTTATCAACAGAACCCGGATACTGTTCTATGGTTGGTGTGTTCAAACGGTACAATAGCGACACTCACGCGGGAAGTTGACCAGAAGGTACAAGGATGGGCTAGACAGGTCACGGCTGGAAACTTTATTTCAATAGCATCTATTCCTTCACAGAATGGCCCGTATGACGAAGTGTGGGTCATTGTGACGCGTACTATCAATGGCTCACAAGTAAACTACGTGGAAAGATTCGCTAGTCAACTACTGACAATGCAAGGGACAGGGTCTCAAACTCCACAACAAGACCAACTATTTTATGTACATTGCGGGCTTACCTATGACGCTTTTTCAGCTACTTCCTCTCCCACGGCTACCTCGATAAGCCTCGGTTCAAACCTAAAAACCATAGGCAGTACGCTATTGGTCACATCATCTGCCGCATACTTTACTGCATCAGACGTTGGGGAAAGACTTAGGGCAGTAGATCAATATGATAATATCTTAGGAGAGATTACGATTACAAGCTACGGCTCAACAACGCTTGTTGCTGGAACGGTGACTTATCCGTTTACAGCGCCTTCGTACTCTGCTGGGTATTGGGGTATTTCAGTCAGCCAGATTTCAGGACTTAATCAGCTTATCGGACAAACGGTTGTTGTGTGTGCGGATGGAGGCACAGACTACCCATCAAAGGTGGTCACTACTGCCGGCAC